ATGGAAAAAGAAGCTGCTGCTACTGAAATCGCTACTTCTGAAGCTAATATGGGAAAAGATGCAAGGCAATCTGAACTTGAGCTTAATGTTATTAACCCTCGTACTAGTGGATTGTTTGGTAGTAAAGCAGCACAAAGAAGGCGCAGATCAGCTAGATCTGGTAGAAGAGGAAGACGTAGTTTACTAACATCATCAGGTGGTGGTATGGGTTTTTATAGCAGGTTTAACTAATGATTGATCCAATTGCAAAACAATATTTGCAACGTTACGAAAAGGCAAAAGCAAAAAGAACAAACTTTGTTGATGTGTTTGAAGAATGTTATGAATATGCATTGCCACAAAGAGAATCTTTTTACTATGAAGTATCTGGTCAAAGACGCGATGATAAGATTTTTGATGAAACTGCTGTAGTGGGTGTTCAGGAATTTGCATCAAGGTTACAGTCTGGTCTTGTTCCTAACTTTGCTCGATGGGCAGATTTTATAGCAGGTTCAGAAACTCCTAAAGAAGATAAAGATTCGGTTAATAACAATCTTGAAGAAGTAACTGAGTATGTATTTGAGATATTACAAAACTCAAATTTTGCTCAAGAAGTGCATGAGTCCTTTATGGACTTGGCAGTTGGTACTGGTGTCTTAGTATGTGAAGAAGGTGATTCAATAAATCCGATACGTTTTTCAGCTATTCCATTGCCTCATGTCATACTAGACACTGGTCCAGATGATCAAATAGATCATGTATTTAGAGAGCGAAAATTTATAAGATATGATCAAATAAGTTTACTTTATCCAAAAGGTGACTTTAATAGTCAGCTTATTTCATTAATGCAAAATCAATCTGATCAAACAACAACAATATTAGAAATTGTTTGTAAGGATTACTCTAAGCCAAACCAAGAAGCCTTTCTTCATTATGCAATTTGCATGACAACAAAATCATTATTAATGAAAAGAGAAATGCAAGGAGTTGGCTCAAACCCATTTATTTGTTATCGTTGGTCAAAATGTGCTGGTGAAGTATATGGACGAGGTCCATTATTTAATGCTTTGAGTGCAATTAAAACAGCAAATCTTACTGTAGAATTAGTTCTTGAGAATGCACAGATGGCTATCTCTGGCATATATCAAATGGAAGATGATGGCATAATAAATCCAGATACAATAAATCTTGTTCCAGGGACTATAATTCCTAAAGCTATGGGATCAGCAGGTTTGCAACCTGTGCCTAGTGCAAGTCGTTTTGATGTTGCACAATTAAATTTAGATCGAGCGCAGAATAATATTAAACGTGCATTATACAATGATATGCTTGGAGATCCTAATAAAACCCCTGCTTCTGCTACTGAAGTGGCTGAGCGTATGGCAGATCTTTCAAGACGTATTGGCTCTGCATTTGGTAGATTGCAGGTAGAATTAGTACAACCAGTATTACAGCGTGTTGTTTATATTCTTAAAAAACAAGGGCGTATTGAAATACCAACAATTAATGGCAGAGAAGTAAAAGTAAGATCTGTTTCACCACTCGCACAAGCTCAAGCTAATCAAGATATTGGATCTGTATCTCGTTTCTTAGAATTAGCTAATCAAGCATTTGGACCAGAAGCTGTAAATGTATTGATTAATAGTGAAGAAACTGCTGCATATCTTGCTAAAAAGTTTGGTGTTCCAGATAATTTAATAAGAGATAAAGCAGAACGTGAAAAAATTATTGCATTAATGCAGCAAATGCAGCAAAGTCAGGCTCAAGCACCGCAACCAATGGAGTAAAGCTTGAGTAAAAAACCTTATGTAGGCATTGATGGTATTCAACGACCTCAAGATGTTGATGAAAGAATTAGCTTGGATGTTGCTGCAATGTTAGCAACGCCAACTGGTCAGTCTGTAATGCAGTATTTAAAATCTATTACAACTGATATTGCTAATGGGCCAAATATTTCTAATGATGAATTAAGGCATTTAGAAGGTCAAAGATTTGTTATAGGTTTGCTTTCTTCAAGAACAAATCATGCTAACACAATTAAATCTAAGGAGGGCAAAAATGAGTGAAGAAGCTGTAACTGAAGAAGCTGCAACTGAAGAGGTTTCACAACAGGAAGAACAAAGTTCTGGAAGACCTGACTGGCTACCAGAAAAATTTAATACTCCAGAAGATATGGCAAAGTCATATACATCTTTGTCAACAAAACTTGGAGAAAAGGAAGAAGAGGTAAGGGAACGATTGATGAATGAGCTTTCTGAGCAAGCATCAGAAGGCGTTCCAGCAAACGTTGGTGATTATGAATTGCCTGATTATCTTAATGAAGAAGACGCTATTGAGAGTGAAACATTAAAATCGTGGGCTGATCATTGCTTTGAAAACGGATATACTCACGATGAATTTAAAAAAGGCATTGATATGTATATGAGTGCTTTTCCTGATGATACAGATCTTGATGCTGAATCTGAAAGACTTGGTGATAACTCAGAAAAAAGAATAGAAGCCGCATCTTTATTTGCTAATCAATTTTTTCCAGAAGAAACTATACCAGCAATAGAAAGAATGTTTGAAACTGCTGAAGGTGTTATTGCAATGGAAGCAATAATGGAGGCTTTAAAAGATCCATCTGTATCTGATCAAACTAATATTTCTTCTAACTTTAATGAAATAGAACTTCAAGAAATGCAAAAAGATGAGAGATATTGGAACCCAGCCAAAAGAGATAATAACTTTGTAAATCAAGTGAATGATGGTTATAAAAAGTTATATGGATGAAATAAAAATATTAGAAAGTGGGTCATACTATATGACCCCTTTTCATCCAAATCATATAATAGAAATATTACCCATTCTTCATAAAGAAACAGAAAAAGAATTAATAAACCTTGGTTACTCTTCTTCTTTAGAAGCTTTACTTGATCTTCAAAAAGACTCTGAAGTCTATACTGTAAGAAATAAAAGCTGGGATATAATGATGGTGAGTGGTGTTTTTTATTCTGAAGAACCACCACAACTTTTTGCTTTATTTACAAAACATATAACAAAAAACTTTAAAGGTCTTGCTCGAGCCTCAAAACTTCTCATATCTTTTTTAGATCAGTCATATAATGAATTATCTATGCAAATAAGAGATGAATATATATCAATGTTAAACTGGGCGGTATGGCTTGGCTTTCATCCAATAGGCTTTACGAAAGAAAAAAATATACGATATGTTGATTTTGTGCGTTGCAATTCTGAAAAAAATTATGTTTCAGATAAAACATCAATGCCTGTAATACACTGAGAAGCCCATTAGGATAACTTCATTGAAGATGTAGAGCAGATACCAAAGATGCAAAACTTAACTTAACTTAGGAACTGTAAAATGGCTAATACAATTGACCAAGCCTTTATTAAACAGTTTGAAACCGATGTGCATCTTGCATACCAGCGCATGGGTTCTAAGCTGCGTAATACCATTCGTTCTACGAATGTGACAGGCAACACTGCAAGATTCCAGAAAATAGGAACTGGAACTGCTTCAACTAAATCACGTAACGGTAACGTCACACCAATGGAACTTGCACATACTAATGTGGAAGTAACAATGTCTGACTTCTATGCTGCTGAGTACATTGATAAACTTGATGAGTTGAAAACAAATATCAACGAGCGTCAAGCTATCGCTGAAAGTGCTGCTGCTGCATTGGGTCGTAAGACTGATGAGCTTATCACAACAGCTATGGATGCTGGTGCTAACTCAACTCAGTTACACGATACATCGTCTGCGGTAGAAAAAGCAGATTTACTATCAGCTTTTGAAACATTTGGAACAGCAAGTATTCCAGAAGATGGACAACGCTATATTGCTATGTCCCCTGCTGGTTTTGCAGACTTGTTTAATATTAATGAGTTTGCTTCTAGTGATTTTGTTGGACCACAAAACTTACCGTTTGCTGGCGGTATGACAATGAAAGAGTTCTTGGGCTTCAAGATCTTTTCAACATCGGCTGTGGCTGGTGGTAAGAATTTTGTTTACCACATGAGAGCAGTTGGAATTGGTGTGAACTCTGATGTTCAGACTGAAGTTAACTATGTAGCAGAAAAAGTATCGCACCTAGCGACATCGATGATGTCAATGGGTTCTGTTGTCATTGATGACAATGGTATATACGAATTGCTAGATAACAACTAGGAGGGTTAGAAAATGGCTTTTAGTGCAAGTGGACTAACTCGTGTCGGTGGTGATTCAAATGGTAGCTTGTGGATGTATACATCCGCTGATGCTATTGCCGCTGTAAACAGTGCTGGGTATTTTAATGATGCAGCAAACATGCTTGATGTTCGAGACTTAATTATCGTTCGCGATACTAATGTTCCGACAACAAATTTTTGTACTGTTTTATCGAATACTGGTACTGTTGTTGACGTATCTGATGGTACGGCAGTAGCTGAAACCGATGGCGACTAATAGGTTGGGGCTTTGGCCCCAATCTTCCCCCTTGGTTAGGGTTCGCACTGCGATAGGGGGATATAAATTTTGAGGATTTTATATGGCGGTTTCAAGTACAGCGGCAAATTCACCAGTAGATGTATGTAGCCGCGCTCTTATTCTAATAGGTGCAGATCCTATTTCATCTTTTGATGATGGTAATAATGAAGCATTAGTTTCTTCTAATATGTATGAAGATGTTGCTAGGGCATCATTAGTAAATACACGTTGGAGATTTTCAACAAATCAAGCTGTATTAAACAGATTGACTGAAGCACCGACAGGTCGTTTTGATGCAGCATATCAATTGCCTAGTGGGTGGTTAATGACTCATGTTGTTACTGTAAATGATTTTCCAATAGAATATCAAACATATGGTGATAAACTTTTTTGCAATGAAGACGCTTCTGCAAGTTTAGTTCTTGATTTTACTTATCGTGCTAATGAACAAGATTGGCCTTCATATTTTACATTAGCTGTGGAATATGAGCTTGCTTCTGTGTTTGCATTATCTTTAGCAAGGGATCAATCTCTTGCTACACTTATGTCTCAACAAGCAGCAGCAAGTATGATGAAAGCTAGAAATTTAGATTCACAACAACAAACAACAAGAAAGCTTACAACAAATAGGTTTATCACTAATAGGCGAACATAATGCAGAAAGTACGAGTACCATTAACAAACTTTGCATTTGGTGAAGTAAGCCCTTCTTTATATTCTCGCACTGATTCTCCAGTTTATAATCAATCTGCCCAAAGATTAAAAAACTTTTTTATAAGAACTGAAGGCGGTGTTGTTAAAAGGTCTGGGTTAAAATATATTTATGCTTTTGATACAACAATAAATGAAGCAAAAGTACAGCAATGTAGATTGTTACCTTTTGTATTTTCTGATGATGAAAGATACATTATTTCTTTAGAAAATGCTAAAGTGAGAGTTTTTCAAATAAATGCAACAACTGGTGCTGTATCTTTAATTCAAACAATAACAGCAGATATAAATAGTGCTGCTCTAAAATTTGATGATGATTTTTTACATGAATATACATATGCACAAGCTGGTGATGTTATGTTTATTGCACATCAAACATTTATGCCTCAACAAATTGTTCGAACTGGACTTACTACTTTTCAAGTAGAGTCATTTCAATTTGATCAAAAGTCTGACAATAAAGAAGTTTATCAACCTTACTATC